AAAACGGAAGTTGGCTTTTTGCACCCAGCTTCGTGTATGCAAAAGATTACGTTTTGGAAAAAGACGGAAATCGTGAAGAAATAGATGGTTGGAAGTGGTATGACACGCCACCGCAGGAATATTTAATTTGGAAATTTAATAACGAGAAACATGAAGACGTATCTTAATTATATTTTTACAGGTTTGATTTTATTTTTTGCACCGATTTACGGCTTATTGATTGCCGTTGGTATAGCTATTGTTTTAGATACGTTCACAGGTATTTTTAAAAGTATTCGTTTAAATGGATGGCGTTCTATTCGCTCACGTAGGTTGTCGCATATAGTTAGCAAAATGCTATTATATCAAACAACTATTTTGCTTTTATTCGTAATTGATAAGTTCGTATTAAACGAGTTCATACAGATAAATTTTACCATTAAATTTATGTTTACAAAATTAGTAGCTATTTTATTAATTTTTATCGAACTTGTAAGCATTAAAGAAAATATCGAAGAAGCATTAAAAGTTGATATTTGGAAAATTTTAAAAACTATTTTAAATAGAGCAAAAGAAGTAAAAGAAGATATTAATCAAATTAAATAATATGGCTAAAATAACAAAAGATTTTAAACTTGAAGAGTTCAACTGCAAAGACGGTGGAGCAATTCCAAATAATGTAATTTTAAACATTATTGAATTAGCACGTAATTTACAAGTGTTAAGAGATACTATAAATAAACCAATTACAATTACAAGCGGTTACAGGAGCCAGAAATATAATGAAAAAATAGGCGGTGCAAAAGATAGCCAACATATGAAGGGAACAGCTGCGGATATTCAAGTAAAAGGAATGACACCTAAAGAAGTTGCAAAAGTAATAGAGGGGTTAATATTAAGCGGAAAAATGAAGCAGGGCGGGTTAGGTATTTACCCAAATTGGGTACATTACGATCACAGAGGAACAAAAGCACGTTGGTAGTATGATAGTACAAAAAAAAGCACACAATTATCATAGATATAGATTTGAAAAAAAATCTACTTATGAAGTATTTGAATTTTTAATAACTTCAGACTGACACTTTGACAACACGAAAACAAATAGAGATAATATTGAAGTAGAATTTACATTAACAAAATAAAATATGAGTGATATAACAAAATGTTCAGGTTTTCTTTGCCCTTTAAAAGATAATTGTTATAGATATAAAGTAAAAGATGGTGTGCTACAAAGTTATTTTACAGAACAACCTTATAAAGATGGAAAATGTGAAATGTTTTTGGGTTTAAAGAAAATAACTTTATGCTTTTTTTTATTATTTTTAACATCTTGCGGAATAGTTAAAAAGAACAAAGAGCAAACTAGCATAGAAGATAAAAGCACTATTACGACTGATATAACTAGGTTTTCAGACACTTTTATATTAGAGCCTATAGATTTATCAAAACCTATATTATTAGGAAAAGATACTATTTACAACACAAAAGTAGTGTATAATAAGACTAAAGAGATAGTAAAAGAAAAAGAAGCTAAAAATATAAACGTAGAGCAATCAAAAAAAGAAAAGCAAGTTGACTATTCAGAAACTATTAAAATAGTCGCAAATAGGCTCATACTTGCTTTTGTGGTCGTGGTACTTTTAGTTGTAGTAATTAAGAAATATTTATGATTTCTTGTTTTACTTCAGTCCAATATTCATAAAATTTAATACTTTGAACCAAATGTTCTTTTCTTGAATTTAAAATTTCATCAACTGCTATTAATGCGCTTTTTTTAGCTATTGAAGTACATAAAATTTCATTCCCGCAATCTGTATCTTCATTCATTAATATCATTCTGAATGAATTTACTAAATCTTCAGCTTTTAATTTTGGTGTCATAATCCTTTTTCTTTTTTAACGTTGTATAATCTGCTCTTTTTGTCATAAACTACATTTTCTTCAGGTATAATTTTAACTTCACTTATAAGTATCTTACAAGGTTCATTTAAGTACCAAATATAGTCAGGGTCTGTTTTTGATATCATTCCTGCTTCGCAATACTCTGGTTTTATTCCAGATGGTTGAAAATAAACTGTTTTGTTCATAATCCTTTTTCTTTTTTAAAGATTTCTAATAGTTCTTTTGATGTTACTATATTTTCAGTAACATAGTTTAAACACCACTCTGCAAATTCAATAGCATATTCATCTGCTATTGTCATAAATGTTGCATAAGGGTCTTGTTCATCGTAATCCTTTATAATGTCTAATTTTTCTTTTAATGTCATAATTCTATTTCTTTTAGTGTAGTAATATATTCAATCTCTCTTTTTAAATATTCCATAGCTTTTTTTAAATCTTCAAGCTCATTTTCTTTTTTTCCTGCTCTAGCAATATATTTTAATACATTGCCTCTATTGAAATTAAGATTATACATTTTGCAAAAATCTATAATATCTATATTTTTTTCGTTTTTATAATATTCAGGTTTCATTATTTTATAATTAAATGTATTTCACAATTATTTTCAATTCCTTTTAACTCTTTAATGCCTAATTTTAAGGCATATTGATAAGCGTAAAATAAAGTCTTTTGGCTTTTAGTCTGTGCGTGTAACTTTTGAGGCGTTACATTCATCTTTTTAGCAAATTGATTATTGTTTAATCCTAAGCTATTAATTAAATTTTCTAGTGTATTCATTTTTTAAAAGTTTCGTTATAGTATTGTTCGCCTAAAGTAATTTTAATATTGTCGCTATATTGCATAACTTCAATTAATGACATTTTATTGATTCTATCTTCATGTAAGTTTTGTTTTTAATAATCCGTGCCTGCGTATAACACTGGTTTTGCAATAGCGGTTTTGAAACTTTGCACCGCATAAAAACCGCCATTGCAAAGCCGTTTAACGTTACCAGCAATGCCAGCGACCGTGCTAAAACAACCGCAGTTGTGATTTAAAGTCATTAAAACGCTTTTCTTGTTTCTCATAATATTCTTGGTCTATTTCAAATCCTACAAAGTTAAACCCGCCTTTATACGCTGCAATCCTACTGCTTCCACTCCCTAAATGAGTGTCTAAAATCAAATTGCCTTGCTCTAATTTTGCAAAGTTCAAACAGAAGTCATAAAGTTCAACAGGTTTTTGAGTTGGATGTATTTTTTCACATCCTATACTTGCCTTTGCTTTTGCTCTTGCCATTTCAAATACTCTCAATGATTTTTTAAATGAAGTCCAGCAAAGTTCGCCATCTGCTAAACTAAAATTCCTTTGTCCTTTATCCCAAAAAATCCAGCCTTGTGAGTTTGGTAATAAGTTTGCAAAATAATTTCCTCCCCAAATAATTTGATTTTTAGATACTCGGAATAGTTCAGTAAAATATTCTTCATTTGGTATTGAACTATCCCAGTCCTTCCTGTCCCATTGCTTCCATCCGTTATCAGCATTTCCAGCGTGGTTTTCTGCTCCTATTCCATAAGGCGGGTCAACTATTGCCAAATCAAAATGGTTATCGTTAAAGCGTTTTAATGCCGTTACACAATCTTCCAAATAAACCTCCGGTGAAGGCACTGCTGGTAACACGTGTTTGGAGCAATGCGGGGATTTGTCTTTAATTTTAATATCTTGCATTTTTGTTACTATTAGTTATTAATCGAAAAATGGTGCATTTTTGCCCGCACTGCACCAAGCACTCGGACGTTATGGTCAATGGCTACGTTTACGTTTTAATTGAACTTTTCTGTATATGTAGCTTATACTTTCGTAAACTACGCATCCCGAAGAAAGAAATGCAATCATTATTAAAGTCATATTAATTACTACTATTAAATTATCAATAATTTGTCCAGTAATAACAATAATTATTAATAAACCACAAGCCGTAAACAACCAATTAGCAAATCTATCTATATTCATAATTTTTAGTTTTAAAACCCGCCACTAACTATAACAAGTGTTTGACAAAAAAGCGGGTTCGGTTATTAATTTAATGTTTGTTTTCTATTTGCTACCATTTTGCTGGCGTCGGTAATATGGTTTTATTTTCCGCTTCTTCGCCAAGCACATTAACGTTATACGCTATTTATATTGGACGATGGAAATCAATGTTTATGAATATAAAATAAGCTATACGTATGCTTATGTATTCAAGACCTTTTAGCTTTGAAACCCTCAAATAGAAAAATTCAACATTCTTATATTCTCCATATTGCTTTCTTACATCTTCTCTCCGTTTAATCTTATATGGAATAATTGATAGATTTATGCTTTGTCTATCTTTTTCAAAATAAATTAAACGGCTTATAACAGCACCTACCCAAAAGCGGGGGTTCAGTGCTTTAATAAAGTTGATTGCTCTGTTCATGTTTTTGTTGTAAAAATTAAAATTTCGTTTAAAAATCCCCGCCTTCGGGTAGCCGCAAAACGTTAGCAGAAAGCACTACTGACCGTCTTCGATTGAAAGTTTAGCCAATATTGTATCTGCTGCTCTGATTGCCACGTCTGCAACAATATCACTTTGCATAAGATACTTTTCACCCTTGTACTCTTTCATCCATTCGGGGTTTGACAATAAACCTTGCATTGCTTTCGCTGTGAAATATTCACGTTTTGTCAATCCCATTTCAAAACCTGAAAAGTTTGACGTTTGACTTCCTCTTAAATTACCTTTTTCGTCTACTGAAACTTCGACTGGAAACGCTGGTTCATTTTTTGTTTTCATTTATCGTTATTATTAAAATTTTTACTAATTAACCCGTGCCATCTGCTAACAGCGGTTTTGTGCAAGCTGCCCGACCGCTCAATGCCAACGCTTCGCAGCCTGACACAAAGCCACAAAACGTTATGCTTAATTTAAAGATATACTACATAGAAAATTTCTTTATAAACCTTTCTATATACAATAATTGGATTCCCTAAATTAACATATAACATAAGACAACTTGAAAAAAATAAGTTACATAAAAACTCATTTCGTTTATAAAAACTACGCATAACAGCGTTTTTATTCAATTGTTGCTCTTGGTTTAATTTTTTTGTCATTGTGTACTTGTATTTTTTAGTAATTAATAAAAGTTAGTTTATGTCATTCCACACTGAAATAAACACGCAAACCGTTATGCAACAGTTAGCTCACGTTGTCCTAAAACGAAAACTAAATTTTGCAATTCGTGTAAATAATTGAAGTTCGTTAAGACTGTTTCTCCATCGCAAAAAAAGAATCCATCATAATCTTTTGCAGTTTGAACGCTATATCTGAAATTAGGTAACGTAGCTTCAAAAGTTTCATTTACTTCAACTATGAAAAACCCCATTTTTGTTAATACTTCTTTTGCGTTTATCATAATTTTTCTTTTTTGCAAATATATAAAAATATTTTTTAAAATAAATTTTTTTTTTATTTTTTTTTTATCATTACTTTGCCTTATCAAAATAACAAATTATGAAAACATTATTTTATTTAACACTCGCTACAATAGCAATGCACACAGAAAATAATATAGTTATGGTGACTATATTTATATTTTTAAGTTTAACAATTTATAAAATGATTAAATATGAAAACACTTTGGAAAAGACTAAGTAAAGAAAATAGAAATAAATTAAAAGTTTCTGCTAAAATGTATCCTCACTCGATAGGTAAATTAATAAAAGCATTGAAAACTGAATATTCTTATAGTAGCTTAACTTTTGAGTGTATTGTTTGGCTAATGCAAGAAACAACAGGCGAGCAAACGACAATAACTAACGTAGATAAATTGTTTAACGATAAATAAAAAAATATGAAATTAATATCAATGACAGATTTTGTTTTACAAGAACAAAAAGGAGGACAACAAGTAAATTGTATTACTAGTAATTTGCATCACAAATTAAGAAAAATAAAAAAATACGCTAACTTTCTAAAACAACCTTTAAAACTAGAAATGTTTGTTCCTTGTGATGAAGATGGAAATAAATTACAAGAACCAGAAGAATTTAAAGAATGGATGAAATCAGACCATTACTTTAATGCTTCAGAAAATGTTACTCATCAATGTAGAATGTACAAAAAAGCAAAAGAAAAAGTTTTGTTTGACGGTTTTGATATTTACTCAAATGGAGATTTACACAATGCTTTTGTAACATTTGAAAGTAGTAGATTAGAAATAATGAACGTTGAAAATTTAATAACTGACTTTCAGTATAGTTTCTATTTAACACCAAACGCAATTAAACAATTATAATTATGAAGAAGTTTAAAATTTATTACTGGAAACACAAAAACGATGAATGCATCGATTGTGAAAGAATTGTAGAAGCTCATAACTTTGATATAGCTTATCAAGAATTTAGAAAAAATAACCCTTTTGTTAAAATTAGAGAAATAAAAGAAATATTATGAAAATAGAATTAATAGCTGGTAAATGGCACGTAAACGGAAAATCATTCCAAGAGTTAACTCCTAACGAAAGAATGATACTAGATAATTTTTTTGAAGATTATAAAAACGGGAAAGAATTAGCAAGTGAAATAGTGATTGATGAAAGTTTAAAACAAGTATTAAAAGAATTAATATGACTTTATTAGAAATTAAAAAGCTTTGGGGTATTGATATAACCGAAAAAAATAGAACTCAATTATATGTCTTTTTACGCTATTTGTACCTAGAGGAAAATTTAGACAAAATAGATTATATTATTGCTAGGGAGTTAAATTTAGAACGTTCAACTGTAAATCAAGCAAGGAATAATCCTGAACGATTTAACAAAGGATTTGTGTATTTATTTCTAAAAGATTTATATTATAAAAGAGATAAAGATTTAATTAAAAAATATAACGATTTTATAAAAGAAAAAAAATTAGAACAAAAATGTCTTTATAAATCAAGATATGAAGCTAGTATAAAAGAAATAAATAAATCAACTGCTAATTTTAAAAGAAAAGAAAATTTATTTTTTGTACTTGACAAATTAAGAGGTAAAAAAACTTATTTAAACTACAAAGTTTTTAATACTTGGGATGATCACGACTGGAACGAATTTTATAGACTAATTAAATAATTATGAACACAGCAAACATATATTTACTGCAAAACGCAAAAGGGCAATATGTATCGTATAATAAAATACACGGTTATTCCTTTTGCTTTAAAATACACGATGCTCAATACACACGTAAAAAAGAAGAAGCAGAAGCATCAAAGCCAAGAATTGAACAATTACTAAATATTAAACTTGAAATAGTAAAATCAACTGAAGAAGAACTTTTATTCTCTTACGGTTTAACAGCTACACACGCTGTAATTACAGGAAGTTATTTTATTGAGTTTTTAGAGCTTATAAATTATAATATACCTACTATTTCACAAGTTAATAAAAATATTAAAAAACACCTTGTAAATGCTATTAATTCACTTAAACCAATTGATATAAAGTTTAAAGATTTTGAGAGCGTAAAAGATGATCAGACTTATGAGGTTTATGGCTATTACCAAGAAATGATACACGAATTAGCTAAAATAGATTTATATCATTGTAATAACATAACTCAATTATTAAAAGCCTATCAAAAAAGCCCTAAGTCTTTGGAAGGAATAACTAAAAAAATATTGCAATGAAAAAAATAATATGGAGTTTATTCGATTCTGAAACAGCTATAACACAGGAATTAAATTCAGATAAATATATTGTTTATTCTATTGGCTTACCGAGTTCAAGTGCGGTAACTAATAATTTTATAAAAATGGATTTAAGTAAAAGAAGTTGTTTAAAGAAATTAGAAAAACTACCAAAACCTGATATAATTTTTGCAAGTCCACCATGCGAAACTTGGGTAAAAGTAAACATTGGTAATGTTATTTATTTTGAAAGAAATTTTAACGAACATAATTTTTATTGGCAACTTAATTTTAAAGGAAATGACTTTATACCAAAATATAGAGAGTTTAGATTGTTAGGACAAAAAACAGCATTTTATACTTGCAAAGTAATTCAAAATTTTAATCCTGATTTATGGTGTATTGAAAATGGTAGTAGTAGTTATATTTTTAAATACTTAAATAAATATCATAATTTAAAAGGTAATCAAAACAAAACTTTTTATTCAAGTTATGACAACATAAATTTCGGAAGAAAACCTACTACTATTTATAGTAATTTAAAAATGAATTTAAGAAACGATTTTAAAAAATCAAACATAGCAACAACAGACCATTTAACAGGAAATAAAAGAGGAACTAAAGAAGTAAGAATGGACTACTGTGAACGTTCAAAAGTACCAATTGAATTATATAAACATATAATTTCAATTTACGAAGGTAAAGAACAGTTAAATTTATTTTAAATAATTAAAATTTTTTTTTATATTTACATACATTTAAACATTAAAATTATGAGCAAACATTTATTTGAGCTAATGCAACAACAAAGCATAGCAACTGACAATTTTTTACCAAATAAAAAAGAAATTGAATTTAGCAGTAAGCAATTTGCTAAAAATTTAATTGAAGCTGGTGAAATAGATAAATTTGAAGCTTTTGCACAGGCTGAAAGATTAGCACTTGCAACAGCCAACGTGAGAGATGAGATTAAAAAACATTTGCCACGTGAAAAACATTCATTCTTTGGAATTGAAATAACACCTGTAACAGGTAGAACAATGATACAATTTCAAGATGATTTAGTTTGGGCAGAACTTAAAGAAAAGTTACAACAACGTGAGGAACTTTTAAAATTAGCTTTGAAAACAAACGAGCCTTTTTACGATAGTGAAGGATGCGAAGTACCAAAAGTTTCTGTAAAATATGCTGCTGATTCCTTAACTGTTAAATATTAATTTTGTATATTTGTTAAACTCAAAAGCGAGAAGGGTTGGCTCGCATTATTTCAATCCGTAAAACTTTATATATTATGAGTAATAGAAAAAATGCCATTCAAGGTGGCGATGCAATCAAAAACCCAGCTACTAAATTCTTAAGCTGGAAATCAAACGACCAAGCATTTTCTTATTATGACAAAGACAAACAAGAAAATGTATTAGTAAAACTTCCTTTTAGATTTTTATTTCTTGATCAATTACAATCTGTTAAAGGTTGGAGCGATGCCCTAAGTGGTCAAATTATTTCAAACGAAGTTAAGACTGTTTCAGACCAAGAGTTAAATGTTATTTGTTACCATAAAAATAACAAAGGAGAAAACACAAAAACAACTATTGCAAAAGGTTTGTATTCTCAAATTAAAGACGCTGTTGTTTCTGCTGGTGCAAAATACCATAAATCAATTTACATTATGTTAGAAGATGCTACTTTAGCAAATATTCAGCTAAAAGGCGCAAGCGTTAAAGAATGGAGTGATTTCTTTAATCGTTCTAAAAAACGTTTAGCCGATGAGTGGATTATAATTGATTCAGCTAAAGCTGGTAAAAAAGGAGCTGTTAAATTTACAACGCCTGAGTTTAAGTTTGAACGCTCATTATCTGAAAGCGAATCAGAGCAAGCCGATAGCGTATTTGATGAATTAGATGCTTATTTACAGCAATATCTTAAAAAGCCTATTATTAATGATATAGAGGTTATAGAACCTGAAGAAGTTGAAGAAGTTGAAGAAGAAGATTTTTAAGAATTAAACCACCTTTTAATAAGGTGGTTTTTTTATGGTTTAAAATTTTAAACAGGTTTAAAAAATAAACACTTAAAAATCAATTAGTTAAATTGTTTTTTAAACTTTTAAACTGGTTTAAAGAAAAAAGTAATTTATAAAAAAAATAAAAAAAATAAAAAAAATGTTTTTTTCATTAAACTTGGTTTAAAAGTTTAAAATAAAAAGTTAAGTAATTGATTTTTAGTTATTTAGTATTTTTTTTTAGTTTAAAAAAAGTTTAAAAAAGTTTAAAATTTTAAACCTATATTTTTTTTAAACAATGGTTGTTATTTATATAATAATTATTATATTTGTACTCGTTGAAGCTCTACCAACAAGGAAAGTATAACGTTAATTATTTAACGTAACCGAGAAACCCTTAAAGATAGTAGAGCATCTTTAGGGGTTTTCTCATTTTAAAAAGGATCATATGAATTTAGAAAAAGTAAGAAAGTTTTATGATTATTTTAGCTTAATAGCTGTGAATGATAATAAAAAACCAAATCATCTTTGGAAGTCTTGCCAAACAGAAAAGATGCCTTGGAATGAATTAGAAAATGAATTATCAAAAGTTTCTAATTTTGGAATCGTTACAGGTTTTGAGGATTTAGAGTGTATTGATATTGACTTAAAAGTTTTTTCAACTGCTAAAGAACAAAAAGATTTCTTTGATGAATATATAGGTTATTTAAAAGATAATATTTTAGATTTTGAAAAAAAGATAGTAGTATATAAAACTAAAAACGCTGGTTATCATTTGCTTTATAAATCAAAAAGAGTTCAGGGCAATTTAAAACTTGCTAAATTAAAAGGACATACTGAGGCTGTCATTGAAACTAGGGGAATAGGCGGTTATATTTTTGCATATCCTGAAAATAAAATCTCTAATTTAAGCTATTTTAATATACAATATATTTCTGATGATGATAGAGATATTATTATGTCTTTTTCTAAAATGTATAATCATGTTGAAGCTATACCAGAAACACCTAAGAAACAAAAAAATACAAATTTTGATGGAATAACTCCTTGGGATGATTATAACGAAAAAACAAATATTTTTGATGTAATAGACTCTGACTTCACTATTGTAGGTAATCATACAAAAAGATATGTTATTAAAAGACACGGGTCTAAAAGCCCTCATAGTGGATATATTTTTAAAGATACTGGTTTTATGTATCTATTTAGTACAGGTACGATATACCCACATGAAAAACTTATAACTCCTTTTTTAGCTTATGCTTATAAATACCACAATGGTAATTTATCAGAAGCCACAAAAGAAATATATAAATTAGGTTTTGGGTCAAGAATTGTCGTAAAAGAAAACGAGCCTGAAGAAAAAATAATATTAAAAAAAGATGATTTAGTTTTTCCTTTGGAAATATATCCTAAGTCAGTGCAAAATTATATTATTGAATGTTCTCAAACATTAGATAGTTCAATTGATTATATGGGTTGTTCTTTGTTATGGTTAATATCCCTATCAATAGGTAATTCAATGGTTATTGAAGTCAAAAGAGGATGGGTTGAAAATTGTGTTGTTTGGGTTGCAATTGTTGGGAAGGCTGGTATTGGTAAAACACCATCAATCTCTAATATTATTTTTCCATTAGAAAAAATAAATAATAGAGAAATATCTAATTACATTAAAGAATACGAAAAATACGAATATTATAACTCTTTAAGTAAAAAAGAACAAGAGGAATTTCCTGAAGTTCAAAAGCCTAAAAAAAGCCAATTTATGGCTAATGACATTACAGTTGAAGCTTTAGTCGACTTACATCAGCAGTCTGATAACGCTGTAGGTGTTTTCAAGGATGAACTTGCTGGATGGTTTAAAGACATGAATAAGTATAAACAAGGATCTGATTTAGAATTTTGGCTGTCTACTTGGAGCGGAAAAGCTGTAAATTTAAATAGATTAACTAGAGCTGGGTCTTTTGTTGCAAAGCCTTTTTTTCCTGTTCTTGGTGGTATTCAACCAAGTATTTTTAATTCTTTTTATACTGAAGAAAATAAAGATAATGGTTTTATTGACAGAATGCTTTTGTCTTATCCTGAGTTACAAGTTGAAAAATATAATGAATCAGAGATGAATTATGAGACTATACAATGGTATAGTGATACTATTGTGGCTTTCTTTGAACGTATAAAAACTAATTTAGTAAAAAGAGATGATAATCAAAAAATAGATCCTATTGTTTTAAAATTTTCTGAAGAAGCAAAAAAAGAATGGATTAGGATTTACAATGATATAACAATAATTCAAAATGATGATTCTGAAAACGAATATATGAAATCAATGTTGCCTAAACAAAAATCATATATTCCTAGATTTGCTCTTTTAATTCACGTATTTAATGCTATTGGTGAGCCTAGTTATAATTTACAAGAAATTTCAAAAGATAGTATTTTGAAAGCTGAAAAACTATCTAAATATTTTATTGCCATGGCAAAGAAAATAAAAATAGATAGCGTTGAAGTCTCAGAAATAAAACAAATTTTAAAAGACCAAAAAGGTAAGACAACTAAAGAAAAATTTGAGCAACTTTATTTAGCTAATAAAAACTTAAATAAAAAAGAAGTCTCAGAACAATTGGGAGTTTCTCTACAAATGATTTATAAATACATAAAACAAATTGAAAATGGAACTGAAATATAATTATTTATATAATAGACATAATCAAGTTGTTTTTGTTGAAAATGCAATTAAAGATGATTATAAAATTTCATTAAAAAGTGATTTAGATTATACTTTTGTAGAGCCTTACAGCAGAAAAGATGGCACTATTGTAAGCGGACATTTTAAATTAAAATCAGACAATCCTTTTGCATCCATAGGTAGTGTAGGCATAAATCCTGAAAGTATAGAACATATAAATGCTAAATTAGAAATAGTTTATAATAAAAAATATTATGACACTATTTTTAATAAATGGATTGTTTTTGATAACGTAATTGAAGAACAAAAACAAGATGATAAAATACCAGATTTGTCTTGTTATGTAGATGATAAATTAGTTTGTTTAATCGAAATTTATCACACTAATAAAAAAAATGAAATAGATATTGAAAAATTAAAATTAATAGGGGTTCCTGTTATAGAATTAGATACTTATGGAAACACTAAACACCTTGTTTTACCAAAAATACTCGAATCTAACAAAAGAGAATATACAGAAATTAAAACAAGAATCGAAAACCTTAGAAGCGAATATTCAAAACTTGCCATTGAGCTACATCCAGATGGAGAAAGAAAAATTAAAAAGTTTACTGAATGGTTATTTAATAGAAAAAGAAGAGAATTTAAAAGCTTTAGCCATATTTCAAGAGAACGAAAAGAATTACGAGAAGAGGATGCAATTAATAAAGATATTAAAAGAATTAAAAATGAAATTGAAAAAGCTGATTATAGAGTTGGAAAACTTGAGCAAGAAATTGAAAGAATTGAAAGCAGTATTAAGCAAAGAAGAAACTCTTTTAATGAAATTGCAAAACAAAGCAAAATCGAATGGTTTAGAAATAAATGGATGACATACGAACCACAAAACATAATTGAAGAGATTAAATATTGGATACAATGAAATTAAGAGATTATCAAGAAAGACTTTCAAGCGATGCGGTAGAAATATTGCATCGTAAAAAGATAGTTTACTTAGCAATGGAAGTTCGCTGCGGTAAGACTGTAACAGCTTTAGAAACGTGTAAAAAATACAAAGCTAATAAAGTTCTATTTATAACAAAGAAAAAAGCCATTTCTTCAATTGAATCAGATTATATTAACTTTGGATATTCTTTTAAATTAGTGATCATAAATGATGAATCGTTACACAAAATAACGGATACTGACTTTGATATTGTAATTCACGATGAACACCACCGTTTCGGAGCTTTTCCAAAACCAAATGCAACAGCTGTTTTATTTAAAAAGAACTTCGGACATTTACCAATGATTTTTTTGAGTGGTACACCAACACCTGAAAGCCATTCCCAATGGTACCACCAGTTTTGGGTATCTAATCACAGCCCTTTTAATGATTATAAAAACTTTTATAAATGGGCAAACGAATATGTAGACATCGTTCAAAAAAACTTAGGATATGCAAAAGTAAATGATTACTCAAATGCACGTAAAAAAGACTTTTGGCATAGAATTAGATATTATATTATTTCTTTTACACAGCAGCAGGCTGGGTTTACTACTTCGGTTAATGAAATGGTTTTAGAGTGTGAAATGAAGCCTATTACTTATGGTATAATACGCAAGTTGCATAAAGGTTTAGTCGTTAAAGGTAAGTCAGGGAAAGAAATAATAGCTGACACAGGAGTTAAATTGCAACAAAAAACGCATCAATTATTTAGCGGTACAATTAAATTTGAAGACGGTTCTTTTGCTATTATTGACAACTCAAAGGCTGAGTTTATAAAAGAAAAGTTCAAAGATTATAAAATTGGAATATTTTATAAATTTGTGGCTGAGTTAGAAATGCTAAAGCAAACATTTGGACAAAATTTGACCACAGATTTAGATGAGTTTAATGCAACGGATAAAAATATAGCTTTGCAAATTCAAGCAGGCAGAGAAGGAATTAGTTTATCAAAAGCTGATAGCCTTGTATTTATGAATATTGATTTTAGTGCTGTTAGTTATTTTCAGGCTAGAGATAGACTAACAACGATGCAAAGAAAAGAGAATACTATTTTTTGGGTTTTTGCCAAAAATGGTATAGAAGAAAAAATTTATAAAACAGTTCAATCAAAAACAGATTATACTAATGGCATCTTTAAAAAAGACTTTGGAATCAAAAATTCAATCCAAAATAATAAAGAAACTCGAAGCAAAAGGTTATTACGTAGTTAAATTAATAAAAACAAATAAAAATGGTGTTTGTGATTTAATTGCTGTTAAAGAAAATGAAACTATATTCATAGAAGTAAAAAGACCAAACGGCATATTAAGTGAGTTGCAGAAAGTTAGAATTAATGAGTTAAGAAGTAGAAATATAAATGTTAAAATATGGCAAGATTACGACCAGGAGTTTCAAGAATCGAAAACGGATTTGAAATCCCAACAGGAGCATTTGAATTTTTAAGCAAGTCAGGACGAAAATGTTATCTCTCAGGAGTTAAAAAAATAAATAACAACTTTGTAGCTGTTATAAGATATATAGATGATGGTACTTTTGTTGAAGTTGATTATAAAAAAATCGAAAATAAACTTCCTGTTTAATTTTTTTATATATTTGTATCAATAACTTTTTTGGATTGAGGTGTCCTCGGTCGGAGTTAGTTAAAAACTAAAACGTTCTTAAAATATTTTTTCCGCTTTTTTGTTAGTTTTAAGCGGTTCTTTTATGCTAGAAAGATTATATAAATACCATAATGAATTAATTGATTTAGCTGTTGTTTTTAGCAAGAAATATGCTGAGGATATAATTCAGGACGTTTATATAAAATTAAGCCTTTACGCTAAAGAAGATAAACTATTTATAAATGATAAACTAAACAAGCATTATTTATTTATAATTATAAGAAATGTTTATATTACAAATTATCATAAAAAAAACCATACTGAAGATATAACCAATTTTGAAATTGAGTACAATGATTTTAATGAATTAGAAGAGATAGACTGGTTTAACTTTATGACTAAATGCAAAGCTGAGGTAGATAGCTGGGATATTTACGATAAAAAATTATTTAGCCTTTATAGAGATTCAGGAATGAGTATGCAACAAATTTCAAACGAAACTAAAATAAGTAAAACTAGTATATTTCATTCATTAAAAGAACATAAAAGTAAATTAAAACAATTATTTCAAAAAGATTATAATGACATTAGATAATTTAATTAATTACGCTAAATTTTACCCGACTATTGATTGGATGACTTTAAGCAAATTTGAAATAAAAGAAACTTTAAAAAATGATGAGTTTAATTTCATTAAAAATGTAAATAACGCTTTGAACTTATTACGAATTAAAGAAAAAATAACACCAGAAGATAAAGAATATTATAATAATTTTATAAAATTATGGCAAGAGGAAGAAAGCCAAAAGGACTTGGCGATACAATAGAACAAATTACAACTGCAACAGGTATTAAAGCTGTAGTAGAAAAAGTATCTGAGTTAACTGGCATTGACTGCGGATGCGAAGAACGTAGAGAAAAACTTAACGCTCTTTGGTCTTATCGACAACCAAAATGTTTGTCAGAAACTTCAATCGAATGGTTAAATAGCTTTTTAAAGAACAAACCTGAACAACTGACAATTATACTTCAAAATAAATTAAAATCAATTTACAAAGAAGTATTTGATATTGATTTTGCTTCAACTAATTGCGCATCTTGTTGGCGTGATATGATTAGAGAGATTGAACGTGTTTATGAAGTGCAAATAAATGAAAATTAGATAACTTATTTTTACTGATTATGACTGATAAAAGAAAAAACAATAAAGGAACTATTGGCAATAAAGGTGGTCGACCATCTGTAAAAGATGAGTTAAGAGGCGTTGCTTTAGCAAGCCCACACGTTGAACAATCATTTGCTGTTTTAGCTTCTATTATGATTAATAGCGATGAAAAATCACGTGATAGAATTGCAGCGGCTAAATTATTAATTGAATATGGGTGTGGTAAACCAAAAGAAACAATAGAACAAACGCATAATATTAACGATTTTAATATTAAAGAATTGTTTAAGTTTGATAACGATAAAAAATAAATACAAACCTTTAGGAAGTGATAGTCGTTACTTTGTAATTACAGGTGGTCGGGGAAGTGGAAAATCATACTCGATTAACCTGTTTTTACTTTTTCTTACTTATGAAGTCGGACACGTTATTTTATTTACTCGTTATACATTAACATCTGCACACGTTTCAATCATCCCAGAATTTATAGATAAGATTGAAACATTAGGCTTGCATAATGATTTTTATATTACTAAAGATGAGATCATAAATAAAAAAACAAGCTCTAAGATTTTATTCAAGGGAATTAAAACAAGTTCAGGAACTCAAACAGCTAACTTAAAATCTTTAGCGGGTGTAACCACTTGGGTGTTAGATGAAGCCGAAGAGCTAACTGATGAAGATACCTTTGACAAAATTGATTTTTCTATACGTTCTCAAACAAAACAAAACAGAATAATATTAGTACTTAACCCATCTACAAAAGAACATTTCATTTACAAACGTTTCTTTGAGTCAAAAGGTGTTAAAGATGGCAGTAATATCACTAAGTTAGATACTACTTATATTCATACTACTTACCTTGATAATTACGAAAACTTATCTCAATCTTTTATACTTCAAATTGAAGATATGAAAGTTAGAAGACCTCAAAAATTTAAACATCAAATTTTAGGAGGATGGCTTGATAAAGCAGAGGGTGTTGTATTTAATAACTGGTCTTTTGGTAAATTTAATCCAAATGAATTACCAACCTCTTTTGGTTTAGATTTTGGTTTTAGTGTTGACCCTGATACGCTTATTGAAGTTGCTATTGATACCAAACATAAAAAGATTTACGTTAAAGAACATTTATATCAAAATGGTTTAAGAATGGAACAGTTAGCCACTATTTGCAAAAATATAACTGCGGATAAATTAATTATTGCAGATAGCGCTGAAGATAGATTGATAGTTGATTTAAAACATAAAGGTTTAAACATTGAGCCAATTAAAAAGGGAACTATTGAAAGCGGTATAACAATGATGTTAGACTTCGATATTATTGTAGAAGAAAATAGTTCAAACATAGCAAAGGAATTTAACAACTATGCTTATTTAAACAAAGGTAGTAAATTATATATAGATGCTTTTAACCATGCAATAGACGCTATTAGATATAATGTAACGTATCATTTAGACAATCCAAACAAAGGGAATTATTATGTCTACTAACCCAACATATGGACAAATGATTTCTGTTGTAGAAATATATATATTAAAAAAAACAGGTAAAGAAGTAAAAATAAATTTACCTAGAAATGTTGGCGAAATTAAAAAACTTATTCACGCATATAAAATAGCACTTAATACAAAAATCAACTTTTAATGTTTTTAATATATGAAGATAGATAATAAATTTAATTTAGAAGAGGTTGTGTTTTTAATAACAGATACAGACCAATACGCAAGAATAATAACAGGTATTCAAGTTTATAAAAACGGATTGCTTTACAGGCTTGCTTGTGGTACTACTGATAGTTGGCATTATGAATATGAAATAGCTTCTAATAAAAATTATACAATATGAAGATAGATATACAAATTCCTGAATCACTAAACGAAGTTACTTTATACCAATATCAACGTTTTGATAAATTGGTAAAAGAAAATAAACCTAGTGATTTTGTGAATCAAAAAACAATTGAAATATTTTGCAAGCTTGAATTAAAAGACGTTGCACGAATAAAATTAGTTGATGTATCGGAAATATTAGCACACTTAAATAAAATACTGAACCAAAAGCCACAATTTAAGCAAACGTTTAAACTTGGTAAATACGAGTTTGGTTTTATACCAAATTTAGAAGAGATTACAAGCGGTGAGTTTATAGACTGTGAGGAATATTTAAAAGATACTGATACATTACACAAAGCAATGGCTGTGTTGTTCAGACCAATAACTAAAAAATACAAAGATTATTACGACATTGAGCCTTACGAAACTGCTGAAAAATATTCTGAGGTCTTAAAATATATGCCTTTGGATATTGCACTTGGTACAATGGTTTTTTTTTACGATTTAATGAACGACTCATTGAAAGGTTTGAAGGACTATATACTCAATCAAGCGGAGCAATCGGAAGCTATACAGAAGCATTTGGCAAAAAGTGGGGTTGGTATCAATCAATTTACGCAGCAGCTGGAGGAGATATTCTCAAATTTGACAGCATTACAGCATTACCAATAAAAAAATTAATGACTTGGTTATTATTTGAAAAAGAGAAAATAGAACTAGAAAATAAAATGTTAAAAAATAATGGTATATAACTTAATAAATACTATCAAAGAAGCCTTATTACAAGAGCCTTTTGTTAACACAGTTACAGAGGGTGATATTTTTTCTATTGATTTAGCTAAAAGAACATTATTCCCTTTGTCGCATATTATGATCAATAACGCAACACATCAAGGTAGTACAATTCAATTTAATATAAGTATTATTATGATGGACTTGCTCAACCAAAAAGAACAAGATAATAAGCAAGACATTTGGAATACTCAATTAGCATTAGGTGTAAGATTGATGGATAGATTAAATAGAGGTGATTTAAGAAACGATAATTACGAGTTGACAGGTAATCCAACTTTTGAGCCATTCACAGAAAGATTTGAAAACGATTTAGCAGGATGGGCTTTGACATTTGATGTACTCGTTAGAAATGATATGACTATATGCGACTAAATCAAAAAGAAACAGAGAGATATTTAAACAGCTTTGCGAAGTATGTAATTCAGCAAATTAGAAGTAATTTAACCAGACAAAATAAAAACGTAGATAAAAAGTTATATAATAGTTTAGATAAAGAAATTGAAGTAGGTGCAAATAGTTTTCGATTATCTTTTTTGATGGAGAATTACGGGGAGTTTCAAGATAAAGGTGTTAGCGGAGTAAAAAAGAAATACGATACACCGTACAGCTTTAAAACTAAAAAGCCACCTTTTAAACCAATTCAAGAATGGGTAAAAAAAAGAAGGTTTCAATTTAGAGATAAAAAGAGCGGTAAATTTATGAGTTACAACTCCACAGCGTTTTTAGTTGTTCAAGGAATTTTTAACAATGGAATTAAACCGAGTTTATTTTTTACAAAGCCTTTTCAAAGTGCTTTTAATAAAATGCCAGATGAATTGATTGAGGCTTATGGTTTAGACGTAGAAGAATTTTTAAAATATACATTAAAGAAATGAAAAAAATATTTGTTAGAAGTCCTTATTTTGTTGAAGTTGATGAGCCAGCACAATCAATTGTTAGGTTAGAAATTAAACTTTGGCACAAAGGTCAATCAATACCTAGTCAACCTAAATATATAATTACAGAAAAAGTCCCAAGCGCAAGCCAAAATAAAATTAGTATTAATGTATCAAATTACGCAAAAGATTTTATAAAGCCTATTGCGCCAACAGTTGTAACATCACCAACTGAAGAAAATGTATCAACGTGGTGTTTTATGGAGGTTAAGCCTTTTTCAGACGGTGTAGAACTGCAAAAATATACTTTTGTATGTTTAAATGGTTATGTTAATTATATGGGAGGGTATAATCAAGGTATAGATAATGAAACAATTGAATTATTTAACAGTAATATAAAAATATATCAAAATCAAATTAACTATTTAAATGTTTTTGTTGAAACATCACCAATAATAAATTATAATGAAAATGAATATGATATAGATTGTCCAACTTTAATAAAATTACCATTAAAAGAAAATGTAAATTATTATTCTGATAATTCAGGTTATTCTTTTGAAGTTATCGCAGAAGAACTTTGCGAGCCTAAATATACGCCTATCACTTGCACGTTTATTAATCGTTATGGAGGTTGGCAGTTCTTAACATTTTTCAAAGCAAATACCCAAAGCATCGAGGTAAAATCAAAAGACTTTAAAATGATGCCTAACGCAGTTGATTACAATCCGCTACAAGGGCAAACTAAACGTTTTAATTTTCAAGGTACGCAAAAGATTAAATGCAATACAGGTTGGGTTGATGAAAATTACAGCGAGTTAATACAAGATTTATTACTGAGTGAAGTTGTACTTTTAGACAATAAGCCAGCTATTGTTAAAAGTCAAAGCTTTGATATTAAAACGCACTTAAAAGATAAAAATATTAATTACGAAATTGAGTTCGAGTACAATTACGCACTTATAAACGATGTTATTTAATGGTACAGCTTTATATATATATTGACGGACTAGCAAAAGAAATAGAACTTTTCGACGATGAAAAGATCTCTATCACTTCATCTATTCAAAATATTAACGATATTTCAAAAGTATTCACTGACTATTCACAAACTTTTACTATTCCCGCAAGTGCTAACAATAATATTATTTTCAAGCATTGGTACGAAAGCGGAATAGATAATGGATATGATCAAAGAATTAGATACGATGGTTTTATTAAAATAGATACTCAGACTTTTAGAGTAGGAAAATGGCAGTTAGAGAGTGCATCTATAAAAGACAATCGAGTAGAAGATTATAAACTCACTTTTTATGGTAATTTAAAAACATTAGCTGATAAATTTGGAGAAGATAAATTAAAAGATATTCAAGAAGTAAACGCATATACAATAAATTACTCAGGGGCAAACGTTCAAAATACAATCACTACAACAGCGGATTTAGATTTGATGTATCCGTTAATTAGTTCTGCTAGGGCGTGGCAATATGGAACAGGCGGTTCAAATGATATATCTGTATCGACAAACGCAATAGTTCATTCCGAACTTTTCCCAGCGTTAAAAGTTTCTAAAATATTTGAAGCTATTGCTTCAAAATATAACTTAACTTTTTCAGGTAGTTTTTTAAATGATGCAAGATTTAAAAAGGCTTTTTTATGGTTAAAAAATAAAGAAGAAAATACAGTTAACTTTAGTGAAGAAGTGCCTATTAATTTCAATACTATTGTTAATAATAGTGCTATGACACAATTTACAACTTCACAATTTACTATTAACAAACAGCCTTTTATTACAAGTATTTCAGGAGGTGCAGAAACAAATACTTTTAGTTATTTTCAAATAAATTTAACGTTATCTACAGCGACCAATTGGGAATTATTGTTGTACAAGTCGGGAACTTTATACGCAAGTGAAACAGGGTACGGCACAAGCATTTCAAAGCTTTACAATGCTAATATGATTGATAATGGTACTTATACATATAAAATAAAATCAACAGTACCGATTACAATTACAGGAACAGCGACAGGTCGACACATACGCAGACGAACTTTTTCTCCTTACACTGCAACAGATGTTTTTTCAACTGCTAATGTTAGTGCGAGTATTTCATCTATCCCCTTAGATTTAACACGTTTTATGCCTGACATGAAAGTGGCTGATTTTTTTACAGGAATTTTAAAAATGTTTAATCTAACTGCATTTAGTGAGGATGGGGAAAACTTTACACTTCAACAGCTAGAGCAATGGTATTACGATGGAGAAATAAAAGATTTTAGTCAATATTGTATAACTGATAAAGACGTTAATAGGGTAAAACCATATAAAAAAATAAAATTTGAGTACGAGAAAAGTGAAAGCATTTTAAATAAAAAGTTCTTCGATTTATTTTCACGTGAATATGGTGATTTAGATTATTCTTTTAACTACGACGGAAGCGAATACACTATAAAATTACCATTTGAAAATATATTATTTAATAAATTTGGGACTACATTTTTACAAGTGGCTTATGCCTTAAAAAGTGATTTAAATAAATACATCCCTAAGCCAGTTATTATTTATCGAAATGAAAGAAAAGGATGTTCATTTTATTTCAACAATGGATCTGCAAATAATTTAATTAGCATGTATAATGTGTTCGGACAAGAACTATATGCGAATGGGGTTATTAATTCTTTAAACTGGGGTGTAGAAATTTCAAGTTTTTATCTTAATCCTGTTTACAACTCTTTATTTAAAAACTATTATTTAGACTATTTAAATAATCTTTATTCTTTAAAGTCAAGAATGATTAAAATAAAAATGAGGTTGCCATATACCGAACTATTAAGGCTTAAATTAAATGATAGGATAGTATTAAGAAATAAGCGTTATATAATTAATCAATATACAACAGACCTGACCACTTTTGAAAATGATTTTGAACTAATTGAAGATTTTAGAAATATAAACTTTGATAATTCAGCAGATAGGTATATTAATAATACAGCACAAACATTAACTTATTATTATACCCAAAAAAGAAAATGGTCAATCGAAATAGACCCTTTAAATATTATTGACAGCTTCACTCAATATGACGGACATATAGAAGTTAACATAAAAGAGAATACAAGCGGTGAGCAAAGGGTATGTGTTTTATCAACAGTAGTAGAAAAAGAACAACTAATTATAATACAAGATGCTTAGATTAATTATTGAAATTTTAGAGTTTCAAAAGATAGGAGTTAGCGAAAATATAGACATCGCAAAAGGAAAATACAAATATCCGAAAACGTTTAACGAATTTAAAAAGGCTGTAAAATGGCAATTACTAAAAAAATAGAGATTGATGTTTCAACGCTGCAAGCTGTTGGAGGTTTAGAGAATTTATCTAAGGCACTTGAAAAAGTAGATGCTGAGGCTAGGTCAGTAGACAAAACATTTGAGGAAGTTTACGGAGATTTAAATCCCCTTACTACTAGAATGGGTGAAGCTGAGGACAGGCTCTATGAATTAGCTTTAGCGGGGCAAAGTGCATCAAAAGAGTATCAGGATTTATTAGCTACTGTTGCCAATTATCGTAAAGTACAAATACAGACCGATATGGCTGTTGATGCTTCAGCTACTACTTTTAATAATAAGTTAGGAGGAGCGTTGCAAGGTATTACTTCAGGGTTTGCAGCAACTCAGGGCGTAATGGCTGCCTTTGGCACTGAGAGTAAAGATTTAGAAGAGGCACTTGTAAAAGTACAAGGCGCAATGGCGTTATCTGAAGGTATTAGAGGAATTAGAGAAAGTGCCTCATCTTTCAGAGCGTTGATTACTTCTGTTCAATCATTTACAGTAGTTCAAAAGATTAGCACAGCCTTACAATATGCTTTTAACGCTGCTATGTCAGCTAATCCGATAGGGGTTGTTACAACTGCTATAATTGGATTAGTAGCGGCGGGATATAAACTAATATCGTGGTACCAAGATAGCGCAGAAGCTAATGATTTAGCGGCTAAAAATACGGCTAAAAATACCCAAGCTTTAAAAACGCAGTCTAAACAAGCTGAGGATAGTTCAAGCAAATTAAAAGATTATAACAAGTATCAATATGATTTAGCAAAAGCATCTGGAGCGAGTGCAGAGGAGCTTCGTAAACTTGCATTAAAGCATAAAGATGAAGAAATTGCTTTAAATCAAAAGAATACAATGTTAGCACGTTCAACATTTTTAAGAGAGCGAGATACATTAGCGTCTTTAAAAAATGCAGATGCATCAGAGGAGGTTATAAAAGCGCAGGAAAAATTAACGCAAGACACTTACAAAGAATTTGAAAAGCAGCGTGATAACTATTACCAATCTAAAAAGGATAAAGTAGCGTTAATTAGACAACAAAATGTTGAGATAAAACAAGCAGAAACAGATCATAACAAAGAGTTAGCTGATAAAAGAAAAGAAGCTAGGCAAAAAGAAATAGAAGAAAGAAAAAAAGGACTTGAAGAAATTACAAAAATTCAAAAAGAGGCAGCTAATTATTTAGAGGATATAAACAAAAGTGAAAGGCAAAAAGAATTAGAAGCTGTTGATGACAAAAATAAGTCTAAACTTGATTTATTAAAGAAATTCGGTAAAGATACAACCGAACTTGAAAAAGTAATTGCTGAAGAAAAAAGACTGATCAATGCTAAATTTGATAAACAAGAAAAAGATGAGTTTTTAAAAAAGGAGCAAGAAAAATTAAATTTCTTAAACCAGTTCAAAGAAAAAGAGAAAGAATATACCGAGATAAAAAATGTTGAGGAATTAGATAGAGTTCGACAAAAAAATATTCAGACTTTAGAAGAAAATAAAAACGCATCTTTAAAAGAGGCTGAAGAAAAAGGTTTGTCACTAGAACAGAAAAAACAAATAGAAATTTTTTATCAATCCCAAGATGAGGAAAATTTAAAAGCTTATACTGAAAGAAGAAAACAGGTTTTAATTGACTTAAAACAAAAGGAAGAAGAAACGCAAAAAGCAAAAGTAGATGCAGTATTTTCAATTGCTCAAAATGGCGTTGATATGCTTGATAGTCTTTCAAAATTAGGATTGTTAAAAGGCAAGGCAGCGCAAGCGGCACAAAAAACTCTTACTTTAGCGCAAATAGGTAAAGATACTGCTTCGGCTATATCATCATTAATTAGAGGTTCAGAAGCAACAGGTGCAGCAGCAGGGCCAGCATACCCAGTTGTTAAAACGACGACTTTTGTTGCGGGACTTGCTCAGATTTTGGCAAATGTAGCAAAGGCAAAACAATTATTAACGTCTAGTGATAGCGGAGGCGGTTCGGCTTCAGCTTCAGCAAGCGCAGCACCAGTAGCACCAGCGCCACAATTTAATGTTGTTGGAAATAGTGGTATTAATCAAATAGCATCAACGATAGGGCAACAACAACCGATACAAGCTTATGTAGTTGCTAATAATGTAACAACAGCACAGGCAATGAATAGAAATATAATTGAGAATGCAAGTATAGGTTAATAAAAAAAGCCACTCGTAAAAGTGGCTTTCCGAATTAATTTAATCCATAAGAAAGATGGCGCATTAAATCCAAAGACATTACAAATATACAACAATTTTTAAAACAACAAGTTTTTAAATAAAAAAGTTATGAATTTAATTGAGCTTATTATTGATGAAACGGATAAATTGAGTGGTGTTGATGCTATTAGCGTTGTATCACAGCCAGCTATTGAATCTAATTTTGTGGCGTTAAAGTCAGAAGAAATTAAACTTGCTGAGGTTTCAAATGAGAAACGTATTTTAATGGGTGCAGTATTAATTCCTGAAAAGCCTATTTACAGAAAAAATGGTGAGGATGAATATTATATCTATTTTTCAAAAGATACTGTAAACAAAGCATCTCAATTATTTTTTAAAAATGGTAATCAGTCTAATTGGACTTTAGAACATAATAAAGAAATAAAAGGCTTAACCGTTGTTGAAAGTTGGATTGTAGAAGATACGCAAAAAGATAAATCGGCAATTTATAATTTATCTGTTCCTATTGGTACATGGATGGCTTCTGTAAAAGTTGAAGACGATACTATTTGGAATGAATACGTAAAAACAGGAATAGTTAAAGGTTTTAGTTTAGAGGGTTATTTTGCTGACAAATTAGAAGAAAAAAAACAACTATCTAAAGAACCTGATTTAGTTGAACAAATTAAAAAAATAATTATAGACTATGAAAACAAAAAGTAAAACAAGTCCTAAAAATGGCAAACGTGGTTGTTTATGCGACGACGGAACTTATAACAAAGAATGTTGCAATGGTGATTTACAAAATCAAGGCATCGGAAAAACAACAGGCACAGAAAATGTAACTATTACAGAAGATAACGGAGTAAGAACAATAACAAGAACAAACGGATAAATTATGAATCCAGAAGTAAAAAAAATATTAGGAAAATTTGAGTTAGGTTCTCATAAGGTTGATTTGTCTTTAGTAGATGATGTAAAAAAATTAGCTTTAAAATATGAACCTATTTTTGCAAAAGCAAATTCAGATTATTTATCAGCTCTACAAGGTTTTAAGGAAGCTTTATCTGTTTTAGAGCAAGCAGAAGAAATAGCAAAAAAAGGTCAACAACAAGTAAAAGATTTAGGGTTGAATGATAATTTTTTCTCAAATGTTTTAACACAATTAGCAGACCAGAAAAAAAGAGTTTTAAGTGAAATTAATAAATTAAAATAGTAAAAAATACAACAACATTTTAAAAGCTTTGTTTTTATAAAAAAAATATTATGTCAGATGTATTAACACAAATCAAGAAATTTTTAGGAATGGAAGTGAAACTTGAACAAATGAAACTAGACAACGGTACTGTAATAGAAGCAGAAATATTCGAAGTAGGGCAGGCCGTGTTTATAGTTAACGGACAAGATAGAGTGGCTTTGCCAGTTGGTGAATATACTCTTGAAGATGGGCGTATTTTAGTGGTTACAACAGAAGGAGAAATTGCTGAGGTTAAAGATGCAATGCCTGAAGCTCCTGAAGCTCCTGAAGTAGAAGTTGAAGTTGAGCAATCAGCTGAACCTGCACCAACTGCTAAAAAGGTAATCGAATCAACAGTTAAAGAGTCTCATTTCTCAAAAGAAGAAGTAGATGCTTTAAAATCTGAAATCGAAAATTTAAAAACAGAATTAGCTTCATTGAAAAAAGTTGAAGAAGTAGAGCTTGCGGCTCAGCCTTTGACTCATTCACCTGAGGTTAAACAAGTAGAGAAAATTTTGTTTGCTCAAAATAGAGAGAAAACAACTTTTGATCGTGTAATGGAAAAAATTTCTAACTAAAAAATAAAAATTAAAAATGGCTACAACAACAAGTATTACTACAACTTACGCTGGGGAGTTTGCGAAAAAATATATCTCAGCTGCATTATTATCTGCACCAACTATCGAGAATGGTGGTATCGAAGTAATGCCAAACATTAAATTCAAATCAGTTATCCAAAGATTAGCAACTGATGCAATTATTAAAGATGCAACTTGCGACTTTGACCCAACATCAACAGTTACCTTAACTGAGAGAATCTTACAACCTGAGGAATTTCAAGTAAATTTACAACTTTGTAAAAAAGATTTTCATGCTACTTGGCAAGGTATTGAAATGGGAATGAGTGCTTTTGACACGTTACCTAAATCTTTTGCTGATTATTTAATTGCTTACGTTTCTGCAAAAGTTGCTGAAAAAAATGAGCAAAACATCTGGAGAGGAGTAACTGCTAACGCTGGTGAGTTTGACGGTATCATGACAAAATTAACTACTGATGCGGGTTTACCAGCTGCTCAAGAAATTGCTGGTACAACTGTAACTTCTGCAAACGTTATTGCGGAATTAGGTAAAGTAGTTGACGCTATTCCTGCTGCATTATACGGAAAAGAAGATTTGTACTTATACGTTTCTCAAAACGTAGCTAGAGCATACGTCCGTGCTTTAGGCGGGTTCGGGGCTTCAGGATTAGGTGCAAATGGTACAAACGCTCAAGGGACACAATGGTATAACAACGGAAGTTTATCATTTGATGGTGTTAAAATCTTTGTTGCAAATGGATTAGCTTCTAACACTGCAATTGCTGCTCAAAAATCTAACTTATATTTTGGTACAGGTTTATTAAATGACATTAACGAAGTTAAATTGATTGACATGGCAGACATCGACGGAAGTCAAAATGTAAGAGTTGTAATGAGATTTACTGCGAGTGTTCAATACGGTATTGTATCTGAAATTGTAACTTACGGAATTACTAACTCAGCTAACTAACTAGGTAACTAAGTAATAGGGTGGTGCAACAAACACCACCTTTTTTTAAACTTTTAAAATATATAAATTATGGCATGTGATTTAACATACGGAAGAAAAGAAGTGTGTAAAGATAGCGTAGGGGGTTTAAAGGCTGTATATTTTGTAAATTATGGAGATGCGACTGGCTATACTTATGATACAGTGGATGCTGACGTAATTACAGATGTAGCGGGAACACCAACAGCTTATAAATACGAATTAAAAGGAGCTTCTACATTTACACAAAACGTAAATAGTTCACGTGAAAACGGAACTACTTTTTACGAACAAGTGTTGGAATTAACATTTAAAAAACTAACTGTTAAAGACCATAAAGAATTGAAATTAATGGCTTATGGTAGACCTCAAGTAATTGTAGAAGACCACAACGGCAATTTCTTTTACGCAGGTTTAGAACACGGAATGGATGTTACAGGCGGTACAATCGTAACAGGTGGTGCAATGGGTGATTTAAGCGGATATACATTGACTTTGACAGGTCAAGAAAAAGTACCTGCTAATTTCATTGGTGATACATTAACTGGAGCTGGTTTTACAATTGTTTCAGGAACTTAATAGTTTAAATAAACAAATATTAAAAACGCATAATTTAAGTATTATGCGTTTTTTTTGTTATATATAAAAACAAAAATGCAAAAACCTTGTTTTTATATTAAATAGTTCAAATGATTATTTTAAGAGAGCAAGAAGAATCACAAAATTTAAGTGTAATTATATATGGTTGCAATGCGGATACTATTACTATAATCGATGAAGAAACGCAAATAGAAACAGATATTGATTGCGTTTTTTCAATTGATAAATATTTTGTTACTACTTCGGCTATTTTCCCAGTAAAAGAAAATAAATATTATACTCTAATTATAAAAGATGGTACAAATGTAGTTTATAGAGATAAAATATTTTGTACTAACCAAACAAAAGAAACGTATAGCATAAATAAAGATGTTTACGTAGAGCATACAACGACTAACGAATATAAAGTTTATGAATAGTTACATTTTGAATTTAAGTGCCTATACAAGCCCTACAATAAGCGAAAGCAAAAAAGGTGATTTTGTTGAGTATGGTGCTGACAATAATTATTTTCAATTTCTAATTGACCGCTATTTATATAGTACAACAAATAACGCTATTATTACTGGGTGTGCTAATATGATTTATGGAAAAGGGATTAGTGCATTAGACGCAAATAAAAAGCCTGATGAGTATGCAAAGTTGATTTCAATGATTAAGCCTAACTGTCTTAAAAAAGTTGCGTTAGAGCGCAAATTGTTAGGAATGGCAGCGATGCAAGTTGGATATAATAAAAAACAAGTTGCTTTTGTCGATCATTTCCCTATGCATACATTAAGAGCTGAAAAATGCAATGAAAAAGGGGAAATTCAAGCGTGGTATTATCATCCTGATTGGGCAAATAGAAAGCCAAGCGATGAACTTAAAAGAATACCTTCTTTTGGTTTTGGTAATGGCAATGAAGTTGAAATTTTTATTGTAAAACCATATTTAAGTGGGTTTCATTATTACACACCTATTGACTACTCAGGTGCTTTGCCTTATGCTAAATTAGAAGAAGAAATAAGTGATTATTTGATTAACGATGTAAAAAATGGTTTTAGTGGTACAAAGATTATAAATTTTAATAACGGAATACCACCTGAGGAAAAAAGAGAAGAAATTGCAAACGATGTAAAAAGAAAAGTTACAGGGGCAAAAGGGCAAAAGACTATTGTATCTTTTTCAAACAACAAAGAAAACGCAACAGAGGTTATAGATATTCCTTTAAACGATGCACCGCAACATTATGAATACTTAGCAAAAGAATGTTTTGAAAAGTTAATTGTAGGTCATAGAGTTACAAGTCCAATGCTTTTGGGTGTTCGTGATACGGGTGGCGGATTTTCTAACAATGCAGATGAGATAAAAACAGCTACTTTATTATACGATAATTTAGTAATTAAACCTTATCAAATTGAAATTATTGAGGCTTTAGATGAGATTTTAGCGGTTAATGGTATTAAATTAAAGCTATATTTTAAAACGATTCAGCCTTTAGAGTTTACAGATTTAGAAAACGCTCAAACTGCTGATCAAGTAGCAGAGGAAACAGGCACGCAATTATCAGCTCATACTAATCCAACTATTGCAGATTTATTAATTGATAAAGGGGAGATTTTAGGCAACGAATGGGTGTTGATTGACGAAAGCGAAGTTAATTTAGAACTAGAATCTGAACTTGATGCAGAAATTGAAGCTTTAAACAATAAGAAAAAACCAAGTTTATTACAAAAATTAGCCTCAACGATTACAGGACGACCAAACGCAAAAAGCGAACAAGACGAAAATAAAGACGGAATTCGCTTTATAACTCGATATAAATATTCTGGTGCTGAAGTTGGTGAACGGGAATTTTGTAAAAAAATGTTAAGTGCTAATAAATTATACCGTAAAGAAGATATAGAGAATACAAATTCAAATGTTGTTAATCCGGGTCAAGGTCATAATGGGGAAAATTATAATTTATTCCTATACAAAGGGGGTGTTAACTGTAAGCATAAATGGTTAAGACAGACTTATGTTTCTTTTGATAATGTAAAAATTGATGTTAATAATCCGAACGCTACTAAAATAAGCACTAATAAAGCTGAAAAGTACGGATATAGAGTAAGAAATCCAAAAGAGGTTGCTATGATTCCTTTTGATATGCCAAATAACGGCCACCACCCTAATTACAATTACAATAAATAACTATGTCATACGCATTACTAATAAGCACAGAGGATATAAAAAAGTTTACCCTTGCAAATGGTAATCTTGACGCTGACGATTTTATTCAGTACATTAAAATTAGTCAGGATATTACTATTCAAAATTATCTAGGGACTAAACTATACGTTAAGTTACAATCTTTGATATTGAATAACACGATCAATGATGTATCAAATGCAAAGTATAAAGATTTATTAACTATTTACATTAAACCTATGTTAATTCATTGGGCTATGGTTTATTATTTACCTTATGCTGCCTATACGCTAAGTAATAAAGGGATATTCAAGCACAAGAGCGAGAATTCAGATAATGTAGAGAAGTCTGAGGTTGATTATTTAGTAGAAAAAGAAAGAGATATTGCAGAAAGTTATACACAACGATTTATTGATTTCATGTGTTTTAATCAAAGTACATATCCTGAGTACAATGCTAACGTTAATGAAGATGTAAAACCTGATAACGATAATTTTTATGGAGGCTGGCAAATATAAAAAAGTAAAAGAAAAGAATTTTAAGAAGCTGAATTTATATTTAGCTAAAGTTGAACAAGAAAAATATATAAAAGATGCTAAACTTAAAAGTAATTAGAGGCAATACATTTGAGCAAATGCCTTTTGGATTATTGAAAAATAATGTACCTATTGATTTAACAGGTGCTAAAATAAAAATGCAACTTAGAAAAGAATGTAACGGAGTTGTATGTTTAGAACTAGACCAAGATAATGGGATTACAATAACCGATGCTGTAAATGGTAGGTTTCAAATTGATGAGCAAATTATAAATATTGCGCCTTGTAATTATAAATATGATATTCGTATTACCTTTGCGGATGGTAGCGTAAAAACGTGGATAAAAGGGGATTTTTTAGTAATTTGTAATATCACTCAATAATGGCAGAGATTATAGATATAAATGTTAGTGAAGTAGTTGAAAATATACAAATAACAACTACTGAAAATATTACAACAGTTAACATAAACAAAGTAACTGGAAGTGGTGTTAACTGGGGTGAAATATTTGGAAATTTAAGTGATCAAACTGACTTACAAGATGCACTTGATTTGAAGGCTAATATAAGCGAATTAGGGACAACTGCTTTTTCAAATGATTATAATGATTTAGCTAATAAGCCAAATATTCCAACATTAACATCTCAATTAACAAATAATTCAGGGTTTATAACTAATGTTATCACAGCTTTAGGATTTACTCCTGAAAATAGTGCGAATAAATCTACTTCTGTAACAACAGATAGTGCAAGTAATACAAAATATCCAAGTGTAAAAGCTGTATTTGATTGGGCAAATAGTGTATTTACAACACCAAGTGCAGTAGCTACACAAATCACAACTGCTCTAGTTGGATATGCCACTCAATCATGGGTAAATTCACAAGGGTTTATAACTAATGTTATTACAGCTTTAGGATTCACACCTGAAAACATTGCAAATAAAGCTACAGATTTCACAAGCCCTAATAATACTACTTTTCCAACAACGCAAGCGGTAATTAACGAAAACAAAAAGGCGACTATAACAGTTGAGTTAATTAATTTACTTACAACAAGTTTCTACGCACCAAATGCTTTAAGGATTAATTCTACTGCTTTAATTAACGGAAGTGGTACAATAACATTAAAAGTTAATGATGTGGCTTATACGCTAGGAAATTTAATTGCACAAGGAGCAAAAATAACGGTAGAAACAACAACAGCAAGTGTTTATAATTTAATTGTAATTTATGAATAGAGATTTATACATAAAAGCAGTTGCAAGTAGCAATTCAAGTAAATGGCAAAGACCATCTGATTGGCTACCTATGCCAACTAATATTACAGCTACAGACCAAATATTTGTGGGGCTTCACGCTGTAATTGAAAATAGTGATAATTATTGTTCTTTTTCATTTACAACATCTGCGGGACAATATCGAGTAGATTGGGGAGATGGAAATGTAACGCTTCACAATTCTAATACAATAGCACAGTATCAGTACAACTATGCGAGTATAAGTAATAGCACGCTTTCAAGTAGAGGTTATAAGCAAGTTATTATAAAAGTTACACCTGTAAGCGGTAATTTATTAGGTTGCAACTTTCAGCAAAGATTTGTGACCACGCCTGTCCAAAATCAAACGTATTCGAGTGGATTTTTAGAGTGTATTTTGTCGATGCCAAATGCGAATTCAGGGCAAAGTATCATTTTTGGAGGAACAACTATAAGACACACTTATTGCGAAAAGGTAGATATTAAAACAATTGGAAATGCTACGAGTATGGCATATATGTTTACTAATTGCGTTTCACTACAATCAGTGCCTTTGTTTAATACAATAAATGTCACGAATATGGGAAATGTGTTTAACACTTGCACTTCACTCCAATCAGTGCCGTTATTTAACACTGCAAATGTAACGAATATGCAAACTATGTTTTTAAGCTGTTATTCACTACAATCAGTGCCTTTGTTTAATACATCTAATGTTACGAATATGTCATATATGTTTCAAAATTGTTATTCACTACAATCAGTGCCACTATTCAACACATCAAATGTGACGAGTATGGCATATATGTTTCAAAATTGCGTTTCACTAAATTTCATACCAGCATTTATAACAACAGCCATTACAACAGACTACACAACTTTTGCAAACGGAAGTAACTCTATAAACAGAATTTTAATGAGTTTTAATAGAACAGTTGCACTTCAAAACTGCCAACTTTCAAAAGATGCGCTGGTTGAGATTTTTACAAATCTTACAAATAGAACATCAACAACATCAGCAACGATTGATATAACAGGAAATTGGGGGTCAAGTGCATTAACAGCAGCGGACAGAGCAATAGCAACTAATAAAAATTGGATAATCACGGGGTAATATGGAAGGATTTTATAAACTAGACGAAAACGGAAGTTGGCTTTTTGC